CGAACCGGGCGCAACCCACGGACAAAAGCGCCTGTAGACATTCCCGCTTCAAAACATCCGGTGTTCCGAGCGGGCAAGGCGCTGAAAGACGCTGTGGCGGGGAGCAATAATGGATATTGACAAAAAAATCATTTTTCTGGTCGATGACGAGCCTACGAACCTATACGTCGGACAGGCGGTTCTTGAGGATCATTATTACGTCCTCTCGCTCAGATCCGCAGCGGGGTTGCTGAAGGCTCTTGAAAAGACCATGCCGGATTTGATCTTGTTGGATATAGATATGCCTGAGATGGACGGTTTTGAAACGATAAGGCTGTTAAAAGACAATCCGGAGACCGTAAGCATTCCGGTTGTTTTCCTCACGGCAAGAACGGATGACGACAGCAAAGCTACAGGTTTATTCTTGGGCGCGGTTGATTTTTTACACAAGCCCTTTGACCCGCCGCGCCTGATAGAGCGGATTGGCGAGTTGTTGGTTGACTGCTCCGCAAGCGGATAACGGACGGGCGGCCAGAAGCGTCACGCAGCAGCAACTATCAAACAGTCGGGAGCTCAAGACGCTGAACCATGAGTTATGGAAGAAGTATTATGCGATGTACAATTTGTATGGTGGGCGTTGTAATAAAAGAAGCCAGACTGCACTTTGAGATGACGCGAAAAGAGCTTGCGGCAAAGGTAAACATAACGCCAAGGCATTTGATGTCAATAGAGCAGGGCAAAAAGAAGCCCAGCTTTGATTTGCTGTATAGCTTGATACACGAACTGTTCATTCCCGCCGACCAGATATTCCATCCGGAAACAGCGCATGACCATAAAGAGTTTGATAGGGCTATCACATTGCTCCGGGGGTGCAGCGACAAGGAGCTCGATGTAATTGTTTTTATTATCAAAGCCGTGCGTTCTTTGAGGTCGGAGCAATAAGCTATATATGTAAGTACGCAAAGAAAGGAGACGGCGGCAATATGCCAGCGGACACTGGAGTCGCCATTAAGGTGACGATGAAGCCATCATAGTCATGCAATATCTTAATTTGAATAAACTGTCAAAAAAATCCCGTTAATTTCAACGGGATTTTCTGCTTTTCAAATAGAAATACCGGAGAAACCCTGACCGAAACCGTGAGGCATCTCTTTAAGGAGATTCTTCCTCAATACGGCTACGCCGTCCGCGGGAAACAGATCGAGCTTGCGGAGCATATCCTTACAGTGACCGGGCGCCGGGGCATAACGCTGGCAGAATCCGAAGTCGGAACGGGCAAGACCCACGCCTACCTCGCCGCAGCCACGCTCGCCAAGCGCGGGAGGCCCAACGACATCCATCTGCGCGGCCGCTACCCACGGCAAAGCTGGGCGGAGTCGGCGTATATGCCCGTAGTCATTTCTACTTCGAGCATCGCGCTTCAAAAGGCGATTGACACGGACTATATACCCGAACTGTCCCGGATCATGCACCGGCACAGGATTATCAGCACTCCCCTGACATCGGCTGTCCGCAAGGGCAAGGAGCATTACATATGCGAACACCGGTTTCAAAGGTTCTACGGAAACGCGGACGAACGGACGCGTGCGCTGCTCGAACCCTTCGCAGGCGGGAACGCGGTTTTTGACCTGACTGGCGTTGACAGCCTGTCGCCGTATATGAAGCGCGGCATCTGCGTTTCAGGCAAATGCCGCGACAACTGCCCGAATTCTGCCAAATGCCGTTACCGCAATCACATGAAAAAGATAAACGACCCAAAGATTGATTTTCAGATCGCCAACCACAATTACTTCCTCGCCGACACTCTACACAGGGCAAGCGGTAAGCGTCCGCTTCTGCCGCATTATCAGCTTGTCATCATCGACGAGGCGCATAAGTTTCTCGCCGCCGCGCGCTCCATGTACGGGCTGGAACTGACGGAAAACGAACTGCCGGGGCTGGCGCGGGATATTCACACCTTCACCACCGGCAAGTCCAACAGCGGCGTGAATGTCCACCGATTCGCCAAAAGACTGGAGGAGCAGAGCGTCAAGCTGTTCGGGAGGCTGGGCGACAACATCCCCGAATCGGACGAGGACGACGACACGGAACGGTTCCCCGCCGTCATGGACGTGGAGGTCTGCCGCTACTTGAAAAAACTTGCCGGCATTTCAGGCGATCTCGCCGAGGCTGTTGCCGACAGCCAAGTCCCGAAGCCGTACCGTGACCGCCAGTCCAAAGCAGTATGGCGGCTCAACATGGCCGGGGAGCGGTTGTCCGAGCTTCAGCAGCACGGCAAGCTCATCCACTGGCTGGAGAAGCGCGTGGATGGCGAGACCGAGACCGACGCGCTCTGCGCCATCCCAAAAGATTTGGACGAGCGGCTGCACCGTGACCTATGGAACAACGGCATCCCGATTGTACTCACGTCCGGGACGCTGTCCGCGTCGGGGGACTTCACCCGCGCCAAGCGGACGCTGGGTCTTGACCGTATGCCGGCGCACAAGCTGTTCGACGTTACCATGCCATCACCGTTTGACTATAAAAACAACGCGCTCATTTACATCAGCGAGAACGTGCCTTTCCCCGACGTCAAGGACAAACGATACATCGCCGCTGTCGCGGAGGAGATCGAACTGCTGGCGCTTGCCACCCACGGCCATGCCGCAGTTTTGTTCACGTCATATAACGCGATGGGGCAGGTTCACGCCATATTGAAAAACCGGGGCCTGCCCTTCCCGCTGTTCCGATTGGAGCGCAGCGGCGTACAGGCCATTGAGCGCTTCAAAAAGAGCGGCAACGGCATCCTGCTGGCGTCCGGCGCATTGTGGGAGGGCATCGACATACCCGGCGATACCCTGTCGCTGCTTATCATCGTCAAGCTGCCATTCGCCGTGCCTGACCCCATCGGGGACTACGAGCGTTCGCTGTATCCCAGCTTCGGGGCGTACAAGGCGGCGGTGCTTGACCCGGACATGCTCGTCAAGGACAAACAAGGCTTTGGCCGGGGCATCCGAATCGAGACGGACACTTGCGTCTTTGCCTTTTTCGATTCACGGCTCCGCATCGGCGGGAATTGCCGCGCGATGCTGCTGTCGTCCCTGCCGTGGTGCAGGGTCACATCCAAAGCCTGCGACGTGAAGAACTTTATTTTGGACAAAAAACCGCGCACCTACTTTGGGCAGGGAGGATTATTGATATGAATGCTTTGCAAAAAACATACAGGTACAGGGTCGAATACATCAAGCGCGGCAAATGGGTGCCGGTGCTTCAGACGGCTCATGAGGACGCGGACACCTTCAGGCTTATCGCCAATGCGGAGGAGTATCGGTACAGGATTCTCTGTGACGGGGCGGATGTCACGGGGAGGTATAGAAATCAACGCTTGATAGCCGGAGGAGGGGCATAATGAACATAAACCTTAATATAAAGATTGATCTGCCATTTGAACAACTGAGGAACACAGACGTCCGCACGGTCGATCCCGGCACGCTTGTAGATATCCGGGACGTAAGCGTCAACACGGCCTTGCCAAAAGAGGAGCGGTTGCTGGATTACCTCGAACAGATAAAAAACCCTTATTGCTTCAAACACGGCAAGACCGTCGTCAAAGTCGGTTTCGCTGACACAGATGCCACGTTGGAGGACAGGCTTGAGAAATATCTCCTGTCTTTGTGACCCGGCAAAACCAACAGTTCTCGCTTGATTATTCTTTAATAAATTGACGGCCAAAGAGCCCACAAATGACTTGAGAAGCGCCTTGACGCATGTTAACATACAAGCGGGATTAAGAAGGCGGATTCCCTGTGTCGCAGGCTCTCACGGGCTAATACGATACAGGAGGATCACCATTATGCAAAATACGAATTGTTGTTCTTTCGACAAGGTAGAGGGCTGGCGGGCCGCCCTCTACCTTCGTCTGTCCAAAGAGGACGGCGACAAAGAAGAGTCCGACAGCATATCAGGCCAGCGTGACTTGGTTCTCACCCACATCAAGAGGCATCTGCCGGATGTTGCCGTCATCGCCGAAATGGTGGACGATGGTTTTTCAGGCGCAACTTTTCAAAGGCCGCGTTTTATCGAAATGATGGAGGAAATCCGAGCGGGCAAAATCAACTGTGTCATCGTAAAAGATTTGTCACGTTTTGGGCGCAACTTTTCCGAGTCCGGCAAATACATCGAGCAGATATTTCCGTTCCTCGGCGTTCGTTTCATAGCAGTCAATGACGGCATCGACTCTGTGGCAAAGAAAAGCCGCAGCGATGAAATCGTTGTGCCGTTTTTGAACCTGATAAACGACGCTTATTGCCGGGACATCTCGGTGAAAATACGCAGTCAGCTTGATACCAAGAGAAAAAAAGGCGACTTCATCGGAGCGTTTGCTGTTTTCGGCTATTTGCGTGATGAGAATAATAAGAATAAGCTGGCCATAGACGACACCGCTGCCGATGTGGTCAGGCTCATTTTTCGATGGAAACTGGACGGCCAGAGTGCGCAGACGATTGCGGACAGGCTCAACAAAAACGGCATCCCCTCGCCGATGGAATATAAGAAATCCCTCGGCATGAAGTATTCCACGTCCTTCGCTAAACCCGGCAGGACGCTTTGGTCGCCGGTCGCGGTATTTCGTGTCCTGAAGGACGAGGTCTATACCGGAGTCATGATACAGGGCAAGTGCGCTACGCCGAATCATAAGATCAAGAAGAAGTTTATGAAACCGGAGTCGGACTGGGCAAGGATTGACGGTACCCATGAAGCAATCATCGGCATTGAAGATTTTGCCCTCACACATCAGCTTCTGGAGCGCGACACCCGCACATCCCCCGGCGCGGAGACGGTCTATCCTTTTTCTGGCATTGCAAAGTGTGGACTCTGCGGCGAGAACATGATCCGCAAAACCGTCAAGTCAAACGGCAAGAGCTACATCTACTTCGTCTGCTGCCGAAATTGCAAGGGTGCGAGGATCGCCGAGGACAATTTGACCGGCGCGGTTGCAGGGGCTTTGCAAATGCATATCAACAACATCATTAACCTTGAGCGTGTTCTCAGCTTCATCGATGACCTTCCTCTCAAACAGGAAGAGGTACAGAAGCTTGACGGGCAGATTGCCGCCCGCCGTACTGAGATTGAACGGTATGAGAAGCTGGTCTTTTCCCTGTACGAGAACATGCAAAGCGGTATTATCGACGAAGATGAATATCGTGTTATGAAAACGCGGTATAACAGCCTCAAAAACGACGCGGAGCAAGCTGTGGCCAGCCTTTCCCGCGAAATCGGTGACATCATTGCCCTCGGTGGCGAGAAGAACCTCTGGATTGAACGGTTCCGCCAGTATCACGATTTTAATGAGGTTTCCCGCCGCATGGTCATTACTCTTATCGACACGGTCACCGTCCATCCCGGTTCCCGGCTGGATATCCTGTTCCGCTATCGCTACGACTATGAACGTGCCGTCAGCTTCGCTTTGGCGGTCAATAGCATACACACCGTACCCGGTGTGGACGCGCTGAAGGAGGTGGCGTAATGGCTAGGACAAGCAGAAAAGGTTCGGCACGTAAGACAGCGGTTATTCCTTCGGAGCGGGTGTGGAATGTAGCGGTTTATGCACGTCTGTCGCTTGAGGACAGTGGCCGCAAGGGTGCTGACACCATCGACACGCAGATTGAATTGGTTGAGTCTTATGTATCGCAGCATTCGCATCTGGCGCAGACGGATATCTATATAGATAACGGAGCCAGCGGCAAGGATTTGGACAGGCCGGCGTGGAACAGGCTAATGGACGATGTCCGTGCCGGCAAGATCGATTGTGTCTGCGTTAAGGATTTGAGCCGGTTTTCTAGGAATTACATTGAGACCATTGAGTTCCTTGAGAAAATATTTCCGTTCATGGGCGTCAGGTTTATATCGGTCAACGATGGCTACGACAGTGAGGCTTCTACCGGTGGAAATGAGGGTTTGATTGTCGCTCTTAAATCTTTGGTAAACGATCAATATCTGAAAGACATATCCCGTAAAATATGCTCATCTGTGAAAGCGAAGCAAGAGCGTGGCGAATACACAAGGGGCTTCGCTCCCTTTGGCTACAAAAAGATGGACGGTCAAAAGGGCAGGCTTGAACCTGACCCGGAGGCCGCGCCAATCGTCCGTGACATCTATCAATGGCGTTTGGACGGCATGAGCCATTTGGCAATCTGCAAGCGGCTTGATGAGGAAGGGATTCCTACTCCAAACGAATATCTGCGGCGTAAAAATAACAATGCGGATATGTATGCCGGCGAGTATTTCAAGTCAACGATCTGGCGTGCCGCGACATTAAAAATCATTCTACGCAGTCCTGTATATATCGGCACTGTGGAAACCGGCAAAGAAAACCAGCGGCTTTATGAAAATAAACCGAACACAAGTGTTCCGCGCGAAGAGTGGGTTGTGACGGAAAACGCGCACGATCCTATCATCGACCGTGCGGTTTGGGATGCGGTCCAAACTGTTGAGGCTGAAACCCGCAAGGCTTACGCTAATAGTGCGCTTCGACCGGAGAGGACGGAGAATGTCCTTAAGGGCCATGTCATCTGCGGTGTGTGCGGTTCCAAGATGTCACGCCAGTATAATAAACAGATAATGGTTAGCGGAAAGGTATGGGAACGATACTACTACCTATGCCCTATAAGCCGCCAGCACTCTGCGGAGCAACCGTTCCGCTCAATCCGCACCGACACGCTTACCGATGTGGTGTTCCCAGAAGTAGCCAAAAGGCTTAAGACGGCGGCTAATCTAAGTGCGGTGATCGAAAAGCGGTCAAAACAGCAATCCGATCCACGCGCTGCCCTTGACTCGGAAATTGTTCGGACCTCACGGGAACTGGAGACGATAAACAATCGGCTGGCGGGTCTGTATGAAGACTACGTCGATAAGCTGCTCACCGAAAGCGAATACACCGGCATCAAATCCGAATATGAGAACCGTACTGAGTCGCTCCGTCAGCGTATGGACGACCTGTCAAGACGTGCCGCAATCGTCGAGGATATATCCGCATCCGACAATCGCTGGGTGAAAGCGGCGAAGGACTTCCAGAACCCTGTGGAGCTAACACGGGAGATGGTCGAGGCTATTATTGATCGTGTCGAGGTGTCCGGCCCAGACCGCATAGAAGTGTTTTGGAAATTCGGTGACGAGTTTGATTTCTTGAAGAACTGCGCTTCTAAGGAAAAGGAGGTCGTGTAGATGTCTGCTATTGCATTGTATTTGAGGCTTTCCCTTGATGACGAAAAACACAGCGAGAGCGAAAGCATCGTAAGCCAGCGCGACTTACTCCGTTCATACGTTGCATCCGATTCTTCTCTCTCTGCCGGTACTGTAATGGAATTTGCCGATGATGGCTGGTCGGGAACTAACTTTGAGCGTCCGCAAGTGAAGCGGCTTCTTGAGTTGGCGAAGCGCGGAGAGGTCAAGACCATTTTGGTTAAAGACCTCAGTCGCTGGGGCCGGAACTATCCGGATGTCTGCGAATACCTTGACCAGATATTCCCTTTCCTCGGCGTCAGGTTCATCAGCATAAACGATCATTACGACAGCAACGATTATAAAGGGCAGACCGCTCCGATGGATGTAGCGTTCAGTTCTATCATGCACGATATCTACAGTAAGGATATGTCTGTGAAGATCCGCCAGAGCTACAAGGCAAAAGCCAATAAAGGCGAATATGTCTGCGGTCGGCCGCCATTCGGATATGTACGCTCGGAAACGCAGAAGAACCTTTTGGTTGTTGACGGGGACTCGGCGGACATAGTCCGGCGCGCCTTTGGGATGGCTGCGGGTGGAATGTCATGTGCCAAGATAGCTGCTCAGTTCAATGAAGAAGGCGTGGATACCGCGATTACTTGGTATCACCGCAATGGCCGCTCCACTATGGGCGTTCAGGTTGATGAGGATGGGCGCACCTATTGGAGCAGCTCTCAGATTCACAGGATGATACATGAGGAGCTTTATACCGGCACGCTGGTATGTTTTAAAGCCGAGCGGGTAACTGTTGGCAGTAAGAGCAATAGGAAAATTCCAAGGAGTGAGTGGCTAAGAATTCCTAACACGCACGAAGCGATTGTCAGCACCGAACTATTTGCTGAAGCAAATGCAAAGCTGCGGAAAAATAAAAAGCATTCACCCCGCAGCATCGATCCGAACCGCTCTCCGCTAACTGGGAAAATAAAATGCGGCTACTGCGGCCATACTTTGAAATTCCTTAACCACAAAAGACCCATTTTTACTTGCACCGGGGCAAAACTGAAAATTGGCAAAGGATGTTTTAACGGTAAAGTCTACTGTGACGAGTTGAATGAGGTTGTGCTGTCAGCCGTGCAGACCGAGGCTCGGAAAGTATATGATTCCCGGCAGAAACGCCTGCAGATGGCTCAGAGCGTTCAAGCTGACAGGGATGCGGTTCAATCGGAGCAGAAGAGGCTCACGGCTCAGATTACATTGCTTGAGCGTCGTGCGATATCATTGTACGAAGACTTCGCAGATGGGAAGCTCGACAAGGACAGTTATATATCAGCGAAGGGTGCTTGCTCAAGGGAAATCGAAAACGCCATGGTTAGTGTCGCTGAGTTGGAAAGCCGCTTAGAAATTACTCATGTAAAGTCATATGTATCAGACGATGAACCACTCCTGTTGCGTGTATTAGAAGCACAGGAAATATCGGAGGAGGTTCTTGCTCTGGTAGATTGCATCACGGTATATGACCCTACTCGAATCGAAGTCAGGTTAACTTTTGGAGACACGAACATCTGAGGCATTTCCAAATAAAGATAAGGTATGCGCTGCCGGAAGCAATCGCCGTCAGCGCATCTTATATTTGAAAATAATCTGATTTATTTTTTACTCCTATCTTGACAGCCGCTTATGCGAGGTATTCGAGCGATGGTCAGCGCGAAGAAAGCATCGAGGGCCAGTTACGCGAGTGTAAAGATTTCGCTTACAAAAACGGAATGACAATAATCTCGAATTTCATCGACAGAGCTTACTCGGCGAAGACAGATGCGCGACCGCAATTCCAAGAACTGATTAAGGATAGCGGCAAACACCTGTTCGATGTTGTGATCGTTTGGAAGCTTGACCGCTTCGCTCGGAACAGATATGACAGCGCTCACTATAAGTCGATTCTGAAGAAAAACGGTGTTCGCGTTGTATCAGCAACGGAAGCTATTGCCACCGATTCAACGGGCATATTACTTGAGTCGCTACTTGAAGGGTACGCGGAATTTTTCAGCGTCGAACTTTCTGAAAAAGTAGTTCGCGGTATGACGGAAAACGCAATGAAAAACAAATATAACGGTGGCATCGTTCCGATGGGATATACGGTCAACAGTGAACAACATTTCGAAATCGATCCAATGACTGCGCCGATAGTTATAGATGTCTTCAATAGTTATTCCGACGGTTCTACCGTCACGGAGATAGTAAACGCCTTGACCGCAAGGGGAATCCGTTCGGTGCGCGGCGGTCCAATTACTCATAACATTATAACCACAATCTTGAAGAATAGACGATACATCGGCGAATTCCGCTACCGCAA